AAATCTCATTTCCGTTTCAGTTCTAAAGATTTGTTTTTTAGTCCAGGTGTCTCTTAATTCTTCGACCATACCTTTAAAATCGGTAACGTCATTTGGGTCTAATATATTATGTAAATTATCTGATTCTTTATCAACAAGTTCTTTTATATTTCTTTTTTCTGACATAGTAATCCTTTATTAATTTCTAATGTATACCCTTTATAAAAATAAAGTCAATGTTAAGAACTAGAGAATGTAACTGTTATTGGTACTCCTGCACCTGTAAATTCTTCAACATCTGATTTTAATGTGCCTGGATCAACCAGTCCACCTGAAGCAAAAGCTGCTGCTTGAGTCCCAGATGAGCCTATTTGTTCTCTTGCTACTGATAGTGGGGTAGATGTTACCCAACTTGTTCCATCATATAATTCAGTCGCTCCTGTAGCAGCGTTTGGAGGTGATGCTCCACCATAAGCTATAGCTGCAGTCTGTATTCCAGCTGAACCTAATCTATTTGATCTTGCAGAAGATCCAGGATTTGCTGCAGTCCAACAAGTTCCATCCCAAGATTCTGTGATTGTTGATCTTCCAGTTGGTGTTTGTCCAAAAAAAATTAATCCTGCTGTTTGTATTCCACATCCTCCTGCAGAATTATTTCCTGTGTTTAGTGAATTAACACTTGACCAAGAAGTTCCATCCCAAGATTCTGTATTTGCTTGTGGAGCAAAAGGTGAGGCATTAATTTGACCTGCAGCAGCTATTGCAGCTGTTTGAATTCCAAAACCTATTCTTCCTACATCAGTTGAATTAAGAGTTGCTGGTAAAATTGACCAAGTCGATCCATTATAAGATTCTGTTTGAGTAGTAACAGGATTTGGTCGTCCAGCAAAAAGTAAACCAGCTGTCTGTGTCCCTGCACTCGATGAAAGTGTTTGAGCAGTATTTAAAGGTCCTGTAGCTGTCCAAGAAGTTCCATCATATTCTAATGAAGTTGTTACATCACTACCTGTATTACCACCAGACATTACAGTAGCCGTTTGTGTACCACCCCCATTTTGTTGCATCGTAGCGGTTGGTAAAGATGCACCACTAGCCCAAGTTGCTGATGCTGTAGCTCCTTGTCCTTTTAAAGCATTAGTAGTTAAGTTATACCAAACTTCTCCTATAATAGGATTACTAGGATCAGAAGCTCTGATCGGGATATTGTTTCCATTTATATTTATATAGTCTGCCATAATTTTTTAACTTGTTGTAATTGTTTCTGTTACTGCTCCACCTGGATCAAATTCTGAACAACCATTAGTATTAAAACTTGGATTTCCTGGAAAAGTTCCATTAGCCATAATACCTGATGCTCCCGCTACTCCACCATAACCTTGACCACCTCTTGCTTCATAAGTTACTGTTGCTGGACTATTAGACCAAACTGTTCCATTATATTCTTCTGTAGAAAAATAAGGTGCCGTATTACTTACATATCCAGCTGCTGCCCAGTTAGTTGCAGCTGGCCCATTTTGACCAGATGAAAAAGCATATCTTAAATTATTTAAACTAGCTGGACTTGAAGTCCAAGAAGTTCCGTCCCAACTTTCTGTTTGATCTCTAGACCCTGGAAAAGCAGGAGGTACTCCTGATTCTCCACCAAATACTAAACCTGCTGTGCCTGTGCCACAAGAGCCCATATCAGTTCTTCCAATATTCATTGGATTTAAACTTGTCCAAGCAGAACCATTCCAGTTTATAGTTGAAGGTTTAACTGTAGGAGCTGATGCTGGAGAAGATGAACCTCCTAAAAAATATCCATCTGACGTGCTACCAAAACCACCTGTATTTTCTACTGAGTTTGGGTTATTAGGATATGCAGTAATATTACTCCAACTAGAGCCATTCCATTCTTCATTATTACCACCTGCTCCACCTACAATAATTGCTGAAGTAAAACTTCCTACTCCACAAGAACTTGCATAAGTAGCTGTATTTAAACTTGGTGTCCCAGTCCACGCAGTACCATTATATGAAATACTATTAGAACTTGCAGCTGTTATATAACCTCCTACCATTATTGCTGCATTTTTACTATCAGCAAAACCCTTAGTACCTCTAGCAGCATAAGGTGTACTTGCACCTGACGACCATACTGCAGTTGCTAAACTTCGCACTTTAGCCGTATTAGAAGTCGAGTTATACCAAACCTGTCCCTCTGTTACGTTAGCGGGATCCGATGAAAGGTATTGTACCTTCTGTCCAAATATGTCGTAATAAGTTGCCACTTATTATTCCTCCAATGTTATATCTTCTGGTCTAGGTCTATAATCAGGTGATCCTTGTTGTTTACTTGGATCATCTGCAGGTATAGCGTCCCAGGCAGCTTGTGCAGCTTGTACTTCTGCATCAACAATCGCTTGTGCTTCAGATAAAGTTTTATGAGTGCCAGCTACTCCAGCAATCCATCTGTTAGCATCTTGATTGTGAGCATTCACTCTCCACACATTACCAGGAAAACTTCTAAATTCAAGCTTCCTAGCATCATCGTGCGTAATGAAACCTTTACCCCAGTTTTCTGCTACGCAGTATTGATATGTTTTATGTGCCATAGTTTATCCTCCTTAATTCTTTAACTTGTTGTTATAGTTTGTGTTATTACTCCCGCATTTAAAAAATCTTCTGTTGTATTTGTATATCCACCAGGGCCTTCTCCACCTGCAAAAAATCCAGTAGAACCATTTCCACCTTTCATCGTTTGTTGTCTTGCTGCCGATAAACTTGCAGTAGTTGCCCAAGAAGTTCCATCATAAACAGCGGCAAGTGTTTGATAAGGTGATTGACCTCCAGCAGCAACTCCATTTGTTTGAGGGCCAAATCCACAAACTCCTTCTAAAGAAGCTGGATAAATATTACTAGCTGTCCAAGAAGTTCCATCATATTCTTCTGTTTTATTTGATGCAGCAGGTTCTTGTCCTGTAGTCATAACAGCGGATGTTGGGCCTCCAAATCCTGCACCATTATATCTTGCTACATTTAAAGTTCCTCCAGATGTCCAAGCTGCTCCAGTCCACTCCAATGTAGTATTAAAAACTGTTGATGGAGGATTAAAGCCTCCAAATAATAATGAAGCTGCACTTGTTCCAGCAGCTGAATGACTTATCCTAGCAGCAGGTAAAACAGTTGAAGTTGTCCAACTTGTTCCATTATATTCTTCGTGTAAATTAGTAGGAACAGTAGTTAATCCTCCTGCAATTCTTCCAGCAGTTTCAGAATCTCCCGCTCCTCTAAAACCTCTTCTTCCTGTATTAATTGGATTTCCTCCACTCCAGGCTGATCCATTATATTCTTCGGTAGCTGTAGTATTAGGAGCAGCAGGTGAAAAACCTCCAGCAGCTACAGCTGATGTAAATGTACCAAAACTTCCACCTAAACCTCTAGCAGTACCTAAATTCCCACCACTCGAAAAAGCTGCAGTTGAATTAAAACCTTGCAATTTAAAAACAGCATTAACATTGTCATACCAAATCTGACCTTCAATCGTACCTGTACTCGATGCCAGCGACTGGACTGCCGCTCCTTGGATCTCTCTGTACTCAGCCATTATTTAACCTTTAACAGCCAACCTTGTGTTCCGTCTGTGTACACTAAAGTGTTAGCTGCCCTTTCAGTTGAAACTGTTAAGTCAGCTGCAGAGCCTTGAATATTTTCTGAATTTCTTCCAATTGTTAAATTGTTTGTGTCAAATGTTCCTGCGTAATCTACAAATGAAACTTCATCACCTAAAGTTGGTGTAGCAGGTAGTGTCATTGTAAATGCACCACCATTTGTGTTTACAAAATAACCTTCACCGGCAACAGCTGTAAATGTAGTTGTTTTAACTGCTTGCCAATCTGTTCCTGCAGCAATAGTTACTGAAGAACCAAGTGTTGCAGTAACACCATTTAGTGTAATAGATTTATTTGCAAGTTTAGCATTTGTTACATTTGCATTTGAAATTTTTACAGTAATGACAGCGTCTGTTGCAAGTTTAGCTGCAGTGATTGATCCATCTGCAGGAGCAGTTGGAACTTCTACTATGTCTGTTCCATCCGTATATACAATTTTATATCCTTTATCAGTTGCAGTAAATGTAGGCCCTGTTCCTGATGCAGTTTTAAATTGTACGGTAAACGCACCTGTTGTATTATTATAAACAATATATTGTTTTTCAATTCCATCTGGAACCGTTACAATTTGATTTCCTGTAATAGTTCCTGTTAATTCTATAATTAAATTTCTAGCATCTGAAGAAGTAGTTGCTCCATCAGTAATTGTGAGTGCAGTAGTTTGTGCACCACCTGCAATTGACTTTGCTAAATATCCTTGAGATTGTTCAACGATGTTTAAGTTAGTATTTGTAATATCACCCCATGTCCCAGACTTTTCGCCTGTGACCATTAATTCTAGTCCAAGTGTGGTACTGTAACTTGATGCCATATTTTAGCTCCTTATAATTTAAATAATATACATTTTTTAGGCGGCTTTATCAACCTCTATCCATGTTTGATTTACTCCTGTAGTAATCTCAGTAAATGTTTGGTTTACGTTAGGGTCTATTTCAGCCCATGCAGTCACTATAACCGATCCAATACCTGTAGACAAGGCTTGTCCAGTTACTGAAACATCTGCATTTGCTGATATTGTAACGGATCCAATATTTGCAGATAAACTTATTCCTGAAACCTGGACGATGGACACCGCATCAACATCTCCGATTGCTGAAGTTAAACTTATGCCAGTTACTGAAACATTAGCATTTCCAGCAGGTATTTCTTCACCAAGTGCTGTAGTTAATTCAATGCCTGTAACATCTACAGGAGTATTTAATACAACAGTTTCATCCCCAATAGCAGAAGTTAAATTTATTCCTGTAAGACTAATATTAGCATTTCCAGTCGGTATTTCTTCTCCAAGTCCTGTTGTTAATTGTATTCCTGTGACATCTACTGGAGTGTTAAGGTCTACCACAACACTATTAATATTTAAGGTAGCTTCTATACCTGTTACTGAAACATCTGGAGCAGGGTCTACAATTCCAACTTCTGAAGTTAAATTAATACCTGTTAAAGTAACATCAGCATTCGCTTGCGTTGTAACTGAACCGACATTTGAAGTTAACTGTTGACCTGTTGTAGGAATAGATGCTCCAGCATCTGCAGTGACTTGTCCTGCACTGATACTTAATGCTATTCCTGTTAACTCAATAACTCCAGTTCCAGTAATGGTTAAACTTCCTGGACTAGAAGTTAATGAAATACCAGTTGCGCTAACATCAATATCTGTAAATGCATCTTCATTACCTGTAACAGAAGTTAATTCAATTCCAGTTACATTTACATTTGCATCAGCTGTAACAGTGACTGAACCTATGTTGGTAGTTAAAGACTGTCCTGTTGGAATAATTAATTGACCAAGGTCAATGGTTACTGAACCTGTATTTGTAGATAGAGCGTCGGTTAAATTACCTTCACCCCAAGCATACTGACCCCATTCGCCTAAACCATATGAGGCAGAAAATGTTACATCAATGCCATTATCACCCCAGGCTTGTTCGCCCCAATTATTAGAACCCCAGGGTGATTGTGACATGAAAGACTCCTTAGCTAATTCTTAGAATAGCAGCAGAAGTCGTAAATGCAGGGAATTGAATAGTGAATGTACCAGCTGTTGCAGTTTTATCACCACCAAAATCCAGAACAGCGACTGCGCTATCTGAGTTTGATGTATTATAAATTAATGCACCTCTAGCTGTAATAGTTACACCTGTAAACGATCGGTCTGCAAAGTCGACGATCGCAACACCTGATGCTACAGATGTTTGTTGAGATCCAACTGCTAGAGCTCCACCTCCTGCAAGATATTGACCTGATGCTCCGACTTCATTATCCGTTGTGTATGAAGTTGTTGATGCACCTAAAGTTGCAGATGAAGTGTATAAAGCTAGTTTATATTTATCACCAGTTGTTTGTGTGAAATTATGTTTTCCTTCTAATAGTTCTTTCTTAAAAGAATTCGCTATTGCATTTGTTGTTATTGCCATTGTTACTCCTTATTTAATTTTAATTATGGACTTGGTGAATCCAATGGTATTCGAGTCACCCCGTCACTGTAATCATCTCTTCTTCTGTATCCTTTTTGTAAGATACTGAATGTTTTCAATTCCTCAGTATAACGGCTTTTGTATAAATTGTACATATCTGCGGGGCCTTTTAAAAAACTAAATGCCTCAACCATTACACCATAGAATAATAAATTTTCTGCATATGTTGACAAATACGTAGTTGTATTTGAAGCAGATAAATGCTGTGGTGTTTTTATATAATTAATTTGTACCGTATATGCTGAATCAGGTGCAGGGCCTACTACAATATACTGTGGACTATCGTCCCAATACGCATAATATTTAGGCACCCCTGTAGAGATTGGACTTGTTTCTGGTGAATATTCAGCAATAAAAGTCTGGTCTCTTTTTTCTAAAAAGACTCTAGGGGTTCCTGTTTGATTTGAATCAAATACTTCTAATGATCTAAGATACAATACATCAGAAGGTAAATTTAAATATCTATTACTAGCTACAAATGTAGAGGTAGAGTATTTTCGGTCTACATCCATACCATCTACAGCTCTAGATATTCCTATTTCAGTGTCAGTTAAAAAACCTTCAATAATAGAATCGGTTAATACATTAGAATCTACTTCTGTGTAATCTCTTACTTTAGTTAACATTTCTGAAAAGGTAATAGCCATTATGATATCTCCACGGTTACTTTAGACAAATACATTGCAATTGCTGGTTTAATATTTCTACTTGGTCTCATACCATCTGATGAAAATGCAGAATCACTTTGACCATCTACTGGAAAAGCAGTTACTACCATGTTACCACCACCAATTTGATCTGATGGAAAATGTTGGGGTCTTGCTTGTTTTAATCCTTGAGGATCCGCACCATAAACTTTAGGTTCTAATTGAGGATGCTTTGGCTCATACTCCGAAATATGCACTAATGAACCGTTCCACTCTCTAACCATTTCGGTGTACGGGAACGCTTGACCTGACCGGTCAGATATGGCTTGTGATCTCTTTCCTTTTGCAAATGCTTGTGCCATTAGTCCCTCGTTGGATAATAAGTTGATGGTGTAATGAAGACAGAAGTTCTTTGACCGTCTTCGTCTAACGCTCTTTTTAATTCATCTTCATAATAAAGTTTTAAAGCTTCTGTTTTTTGTGGTGAATATTTTAAAGATAAATAAAATGCTAAACCAGAAATCATGCAAGGAATAAATCTAAAAGGTAGATCAGCATTGTTACCGTATGCACCCGCATCTTCAATTCTATTTAATGTATAATATTTTAAATATGTATAAGTACTTGCATCAGGAGTTTGATACAATGTAATTGTGGGTGTCAATTGACGATCAACGTAATACTGTGACGGAGTACCGGTTGAACCTTTATTTGGTAAAGCTGCATAAGTTGACCGATCAATTTTTGTTAAAGATATGTCGGTATAATCTCCGCTACCAGAACCAGTTGAGATGTACGCTTCTAGAACATCATTTGTGGTTGACGGGGTATTGTAAGTTGAAGTTCCACTAACAAGCGCTACTTCTTGAAGTTCGGTTTTCCATAAATGGATCCCTCGATTACCCCACTCTGAAAATAAAATGTTTAAAGATGTTCTAGCTTTTTTAAGATCGTATCCAGAATTAGTTTGTAAGCCACATCTTTCGTACGCTTCTTCTACAATATCATCGATTGTAAGATTGAATGCTGTAGTTCCTGATGTTGCCATTTACACATATCCTTTATTTTATTTATTATAGCCTTTTATCTTCGTTCTAGGGTCTCCAACGTTTTCTTTTCCAACTACTTTGGCAATAGCCTCTTGTCTTGTTCTTTGAAATCTTTCTTCTTTCATAGGATGTTCATATTTTTTCATTTTCTTTTTTTTAGCCATACCACCTGATTTCATTTTTTTAGCTACAGGTGATTTACCAGTCATAGCCATTTTTTTATGCATTCTTATTTTTTCCATTTAAAACACTCCTTTAAAGTTGTTACCTTTGATAGCGATTCCGCCACCTCTCATTTTGTTATTTTTTCCTTTGAGAATTTTAAAATCCTCACCAGAAATCTTTCCATCGTTATTCACGTCAAGTTTTTTTTGACCACCCGTTAAACCGCCTGATTTAACTTTAATTACTTTTGGTTTATTTCTAAGATTGAATTCACCTTCTTTTACAGGTCTATCGTACTCCATGCCTTGTCTTTCGTTTTTCTTTTTCATTTCGCCACCTTTGTTTTTCTTTTCGTACTGAGACGATCTTCTTTTTTCTCTTTTTTCAGCTGAAGCAGAATCTCTAAAATTTTTCATTGCTTCGTCTTTAGAAATAACATTACCTTGTTTGTCGGAATAAATAACACCACTATTATCGTCTGTCATATAAATTCGGTTTGGTTTCTTTTTAGGTGTGATGGCCATTATCGTTTTCCTTTACTTGGTTTAATTTCTTTTACTTTTAATTCTTTACCCTTGTGTGTTGGTTTAGGCCTGTACACGGTATACGGAGACCTATTTAAACCTTGTTTTTTTAAAAATCTTTTAAACATATTTCATTTTTGTTTGATTTATAATACCACCAGATTGCTTTTTTGCAAAGGTAGACACATTAGTTGGTTTTGGCCCCGTATTACCTGCTGCTCTTTTTCTGCTGACAGCACTGGCCTTTTGAGAAGCGCTCATTCGTGTGGCTTTTGCAAGTGGTACGCACTTGGGGTATTTCCTCTTTGAAGAGCCACTCGACGTAGATCTGCCACAAGGTTGATATTTTCCATCTTTTCGCTTTGCTCCAATATCTACCCATTTTTCTGAAAACCATTTTGTTAATCCTCCCTTTTTCATACCTTTGGGTACACAATTCGGCACCATCTTATTTCCTTTTTTCTTCATGCCCTTTTGGACATAACCTTCCCAGCATGTTCCTCTTTTAGACATACTTCATCTTTGTCATGTCGATAAAAGCACCCTCTTTTGCTTTTTTCGGTCCCCAGTCTTTTCGTTTAGTACCAGATGGATCTTTAATTTTACCCGCACAGATTTTAGACGCATATGCGTTAGCATATGCTGACGGATATACTTTAAACTTTCTTTTAGCGGCCGCTTTGCCTCTTGCACATAGTTTAGTCATGCTTTTTGAGCCTCTTTCGGTTATATAACTTTTTAGACTTTATCAGTTTTGGACGGAATCGTCTAGTACGTAAGTTTTTAGCTACTGGGTTCTTTCTAGGCATATTTTATTTCTGCCTGATTCTATTATAGAAAAACCATATTTTTCAAGAACCTTATGGATTAATTCCATGTCATATACCTGATAATCATCGAATACAAATCTAGTCCCTTTTACTGATCTATTAGCAAACCACACCGATTCAGTAATTACATCTTTAGTCATATGAGGACCGTCGAAGTGAACAAAGTTAAAATATTCTAAATGACCATTTTCATTCATAAATTGAGTATCCGTCATTTTAATAATGTTAAACATTGGATACCCTTCAAAGTCTTTTACCATTTGTTCATACATTTGATCTGAATAGGTAGGAGCAACTCCTTTTGGAAAACCTTTCCACGTAACATTTGGTTGATTATCACAATGTTGATACACTCGATCTCCATAAGGATCTATTCCAAAGTGCATGTAGGGATGACCTTTCAATCTTTGATTAAAGGTGTCCATAATAATTTTAGACCCAAATCCTTCTCGAACTCCTATTTCTAATGAATAAAATCTATCGTTTGGATTGTGAACTGGAGTTGTTTCGCACCACTTTTTTAGTAGTTCGTAATCTGAGCTGTCGCCTCTTATCATTATTTCCTTTTCTAGCGCCTCTTAG